GGCCTTGCTCATGCCCCTTTTTCTTGTTAATATCATTGTGGGAAGGAGTATTTCATGCGCCCAATAGAGCAGGTACAAGCCATGCAAGCCCGGCAAGATGAGCTGGAACGTCTCTACGAAGCGGACGGACGCCATGACCGATCCCACCCCCTCCACGCCCATTACACGGGTCTGTACCAAGCCTCCAACGCCGAAACAGCTCCAAAAAGCGTGGCTACTGTATCACACCCCCAATGAGTAAGCAGAATGCCCTGGCACGTTTGCGGAAGTCCTCCCTGGTCCGTGACGACACCACCGACCCCAACGGCAGGGTCTACCGCGACCCCCAGGGCAATGTCTACCACTCAGTCACGCGAATCTTAAGTGCTACAGCCCCAGCGGAACAAAAAGCTGCCCTGGAACGTTGGCTGTCTCGGCCTTCGGCCTCGACGGATAGAGACACGGCGGCCACCCGTGGAACGCTGGCCCACAACCACGCCGAGTACCTCCTAAAGACTGGAGCGAAAATCGCCCGCCAAACCGCCAACAAACGCCGCTGCTGGAAAACCTCTGCAGACGGCCTGGAACGTTGCCCTGGATCGATCACCCGCTGGGGCCTCGAACGGGCCATTCAAGGGGCTCCCAGGGTCCCCTGGAGCGCTGCAGGCTACGCCCGCGGACTCCGCTGCTGGATCGCCGACCACGTCACCGCCATTCACGCAGTCGAATTCAGCATTCACCACAGCGCCGGCTTCGCTGGAACGTGCGACGCCCTGCTGGACATCCAAGGCACTGGTCCGTGCCTCGTGGACTGGAAAACCAGCGTCCGCGAACGCACCGAAGAGATGCTCACCAACTACATCGACCAGCTCGGCGCCTACAGCGTTGGACTCATGAGTCTCACCGGCATTAGAGCCGCTGGAGCGTTCGTCGTGGTGGCGCGTCGCACCGGCGCCCCGCAGATCCGCCAACTCAGCGACCTAGAGCTACGAGGCGCAGAATCCAGGTTCCTTGAACGGGTGGAACGTTACTTCTCGGCCCTGCCGGGCCTCGAAAAATCGCATTCATAAGCGCAAAAAAGCCATTCACTAGGCACTGGAACGCTTGCTATGACTGCCCTGGGGGCACAACATAAAAACAATTATGTTATGCCTCCCTGCGCCCGCAACGGGAAGCACTGGAGCGGTGGAGCGCTGAGCTTATTGAGTCTCGTTCTCAGTCTCATGAGTCTCACGCACAGGCGCAAGAAAGGGCAGCCGATGTGACTGCCCTGGAACGTTTCAGACCCAACCGCCCTGGGACGTTTGGTAACCCTGCCAGCGCTTGGCAGCGTCTGCGGCTTTCACGAGCTGGCATATTCCCCTGATGTCTCCTGCTGCCGCTGCCACGTCGATCAAGTGAGCCAGCTGACCCTGGACCGTTTCAGCGTCCAGTGGCTGGGACGTTTCCAGGCTGCCGGGGCCCTCATCGCTTGCTGAGATCTCCTCAGACGCTGCGCGCACGTCAGCGTAGGCGGTGGAGCGGCAGACGCTGAACCGCGCGCTGACCATAGTGGCAACGCTTGCGACTCGGCAGCCGCGCTCCAGCATGGCTCGTGCATAGCTGCGGCGCTGCGCGATCTCGTGACCGGCCATCAGCACCACTCAGGGAATTCGAAGCCTTCAGGTACTTCCCACAAGTCGCCCTCCTGGTAAAGCGTCCACGTGGTGCCGTTTTCGTCTGTGACGCTGGCGGACTGCAGGATGCAATCCCAGGCCTCCCAATACCATCCGTGATCTGGTCCGGCCTGGCACGTTTGGACGTCTTCCCAGTCGACACACATAAGCTGGGCTTCCTCTTGTGTGATGTCAGCGCAGAACCGCTGCGGGATGTAGATCCCGTAAGAGTCTGCCAGCACTAGTGCTGGTTCCGTGTTGAGTTGTTTGCTCATGGGTGGAGCTTGAAACTACTTCAGCACACTAGAGAGGATGGACGGATCCGTCAAGCCGGACGGATTGGACGGATTGGACGGATTGGACGGATTGGATGTGTTGACAGGGTGGGCCGGGTGTAGTACAGTATCAAGCAAGCGGCAGCCGCAACGCTGCCGCATCTTCCCACACTTAGGAGAATCTAATGACGCTTCAGACCTGGACCGGAACACATGTGAGCGGCAGCCGTCCGGCTGCCGTGGTGCGTTATCACGGTCCGACCAACACTAAGGGCAGCTGCTGGCGCGCAACGCTAAAGCGCGACAGCGAGACAACGTGGAGAGGATCCGCACCGTTCCAGGATGGGCCGGTTGCCGCCTGGAATGCTCTCCGGTTCAAGCACGGGCTACACGATTGGACCGTGGAGCGGATTGGGTCAATCGATCCGGACACATACGTCATTATCACCGCTTGACACCTGCCATGTTTTTACGCTTTCCCCTTGATCCTTCCAGGCCTTCCCTTTCCTTTCCCACCCTTAGGGCCTTGCGCGCTTTCTGCGATCAAAATCTTTTGAGAGCTTGCAAGGCCAATGACAGGGAAGCCTTCCTTTCTGACCTTGCTGCAGGCTTTGTGGAGGTCTTCGATGCGAGCGCAGTAGAGCGTTTTTCTGTCGGATTTTGATCCTTTTCTTTTCCTTCCATGCTTCCCACACAGCGGCTGCTTTGTGAGACTGCCTGTGGAAAACTGCCCCATTTCATCCCACAACATCCCAGTATTTCCAACATGTCTGAGAGTTTTCTTAGGATTTCCATCCTTGCTATCACTGGAATCTCAGCCCTTATCGGCACCGCTGCCATTGGCACGGCAGCGGCCAGGCTGCCGCACCGCCGGGCGGCAGCAGAGCACGCATTGCCGCTACTCGCATCCACCGCGCTGGCGGCGGCTTGCCTCGGCACCGCGGCGGCTGGCGCGGC